ACCGCCAACCGTTGCAGCCCCGCTGTACGTGACAAAGTCCCCCACGCTTGCACCGTGCCCTACATGGTTCACACGCACCGTGGTAGAGGTGTCAGTGGTGGTAAATGTGACATCACCCGGAGAGGATGTCGCGCGTAACGGGGTGATGTCCTCAATCAAACCATCTACAGAGGTCTGTAGGTAGTACTTGAGGTCGGTACCGATACCGAGCAGGTTGTACCCGCTGAGGTTTTGCCAGGAGTGCAAGGCCCTGGCCGTGCCCCAGAACAAGCCGGTGGCGGGCTTGAGCGATGACACCAGTGCACCGGTGTCCTTTACCCACCCGCCGAGTTTTTGCGGATACCCCGAGCGGAAGCGAATTTTGTCGCACGCAAACCAGCCACCCTCACCCGCGAGTGTGGTGTTGTCCCGGTTGACGCCCGGCTTGAACTGGAGTTTTTGCAGCGGCATGTTTTTACTTCAGGATCGCAGCGGACCCACCCTCGGGGATGGTCAGGATGGTGGCCGGCTTGTCCAGCACCTTGTTCACGATCTCACCCGACTGCTGGGTGGCGGTCTGCGCGGCTTGGAACGAGGCGAGCTGGCCGGTGGTCACCACATTGGACACCTGCTCGATGCCAAACTTCATGAGGGCGAACTTCATGCCGTCCTTGATGATCGACTGGGCGATCTCCTCTGGGGCGGCTGGCACGCGCTGGAACAGCTCCTTGGCCACGAACGGGGCGAACATGGTCATCATGTTGCTCTGGGTGCGCAGCGCGGTAGCCAGCACCGTGCAGGAGGCTTTGTCCGCCTGCCGCAGGTAGCAGTCGTTGATCGCCGTCAGGTCGTTCTCGGCCTGCAGCAGGATGTTCTCCTGGAAACTGTCGGCGCGTTTGGTGTTGGCCTGGGTGGCGACGTTGAAGCCAGAGCTGGCGCAGCCCGTCAGGGCCAGGATGGTGAGGGCGGCGATGATCAGGCGCATGTCAGTTCTCCTGGGGTTTCAGGGCCTTGCGGCGGGCTTCGAGGGCGGCACGGCGCTCGTCGAGGGTTTTTCGGACTGCTGAATGAGCTGCAGACGCTCGGTGCGCCTCTTGTCCCAGTCGGACTGCATCGCCTTCAACAGCAGCAATATCTCGTTCGGCGGCATCGGCGTATCGACCACAGGCTCCGGCAACACGTCCGGCTGCGTCAACGATGGCTTGGCGCTCGGTGGTACGCATGCGCTCAGCGCGAGCGACATCAGCGCGGTAGACAGCAAACGCTTTGAGAATGTCCATGTATTCACTCTGAATCTCCCGGTTGGCCTTGGTCAGGCGTTCGAGTTCGGTCTTGCTGGCCTCAGCCTGGTCGGCCAGTTCGGTGGCGTGTTGGGCCTTGAGGTCGGAGAGCTGGCGCTCGGCTCGCTCCAGCTTGAATGCCACCGTCAGCGAGACGGCAAGGAAGCCGGCCGCGACCAGCGCCCAGATCCAGCCAGGCAGGATGTCGAATATCTTGAGGAAGCGGGTCATGCGAGTCCTTTCAGACACCAGTCGCGCTCGAACTGGCGGCGGTTGTGGAGGCCCTGGTAGAACTTGCCGCCGGCGTAGGACCAGTTGGGCTCGCCCGAGGGCTTGAACGCGATCAGGTTGCAGCCGGCACGGATGTTGCCGGCGTTGATCTGGCGCACGGCCTGGGAGCCGCAGGCACCGTTGACGCCGATATTCACAGCGAACAGGGTCAGGGCGTCAAACCGGCTCTGGGTCAGGTGATCCCAGTTCGTGCACCAGGCGATGGCCGTGCCGTACTTGATCAGCGTGATCTTGTTGATCTCGCGGCACTGGTCACTGGTCAGGCGCGTGCCAACCGGCATGGAGTGGTTTGTGTCCCCGGCGCATCGCGTGGGCAGCCCGCCAGCCAGATGGTCGGGGTACACCTTGAGGACGTTGCCTTCCCACCGCTCCAGGGCGCCGGTGACGGCCGCTCCGCCCATGATGAACGGAAACGACGCAGCGGCAATGGCAGCCTTGCGGTTATTCAGGTTCAGCTTCATTCGTCGAGCCCCCTTTGGGCGACGAGGCGTGCCACGAAGGCAGCAGCCACGGTGACAGCAGAGAGCAGAGCAAACGTACCCCGAGGGACGGACTCAGCAAAAAAAGGAAGTGCAACCTCGACCCCCGACAGGATGGCGGCCAGGAACATCAGGCGCAGGGACCAGGCCCGGCGCAGCAGTTCCCGCCAGTTGTGGATCAGACGCATCGGGGGCCTCCATGTTTCAAGCCTGCGCAGCCAGCTTGGCTTCGAGCGCTTCCACACGCGCAAGCAATTCTTGCACAGCCGCTGTCAGCAAAGGTACGAGCCGCACTTGGTCGATCGTCTGCGGCAGCAGCTGGCCTTTCTCGTCAACAGCATCCTTTGCGCCGACAACCGCGCCAGGGGACACTTCCGCTAGTTCATGCGCGATGAAGCCCTCAACCGGCCCGAAATCGGGATCGGATTTCCACGAGAACGTAACAGGCCTGGCCAACCGCACTCGCTCAAGCGCGCCTTGTAAGGGGCGAACATCTGTTTTGAGGCGGTAGTCCGAGGCCTGCTGCACCGATACGGTGTTGTCTGTACCGTAGTACAACCCGCCTATGAGCGTGTTGTTGGTGCTGGTTACGATGTACGCGTACTGGCCGGGGTTTCCGCGGCCGTTAACGCCAAAAGACCCTGTGTTAGTGAAGTCGACCGTTATGCCAGGATTCCCAGACTTGGATTTTACGTACACCAGCCACTCTGAGAACGGGGACGAAGATGCGCCGACAACAAGTGACCTGCCAGACACGCCGCTAGAATTAACAACAAGGTTGGCATTAACAGATGCGGCGTTGTTGAACGTCGTTGTGTTACTAAACGTCGTGGCTGCAGTGAACGTCTTGGCCCCGCCGATGGACTGGGTCGTAGAGGTATCGACGAGCCCGGTGATACCTGAGAACGTCACGCCCGAGATGGACCCGCCAGTGATCGACACGGCTGTCGAGTTCTGCGTAGCCATCGAGCCAAGCCCGAGGTTTGTACGGGCAGCGATGGCGCTGTTGGCGCCCGTACCGCCGTTGGTCAACGCAACGATCCCGCTTACGCTGGTCGCGGAGCCGTTGAGGTTCGCTGTGATCGTGCCCGCAGCGAAGTTCCCGCTGGCGTCGCGCCGTACCAGCGTGTTCGGCGTGTTGGTGGAGTCGCCCGATTCGGCAGCGTCACCGACGAGCTTGAAATTGGAACCGTCCGAGATGATGTGGAACCTGCCGCCCGGAGGGATCGTCGCACCCGCACCTGCTGCAATCGTGTTGCCCACCGATGTCGAGTTGTAGATCGTGGCGTAGTACAGCGAGTTGTTGATGACCACGTACACCTTCGGAGACGGCGGGGCGTAGACGGCAAAGTCTGCCCCGGTCGACGTGGTTAGCTCCAGGATGGCGCTGCGCGCTTGGTCTGCGGCACCGTTGGCGACCGTCAGTGCTTGGTTAGCGGAGGTCACGTTCACCGTGGTGTATCCAGCGACGGCGCTGTCAATCACGGTCCCGAGATTGGTGTTGGTCGTGGTGCCCCACGTACCGACCTGCTCGCCGGGGGCGATCAGCTCCAGACGGAGCGCGGGGGAAAAGCTGCTTGGCATGTGTGGTCCTCAGTCGATTACGGTGCGACGCGCGGCATACCGCTGCGGTACGCGTCTTGTTTCTGCAGGCCGTCACCAGTGCGCTTGGCCATCTGCAGGGCCTCCTGGTATCGCGCCGCATACGCCTGCGCAAGATCCTGCTCAACCTTCATGAAAAGGGCTGCCTCAAGGATACACGCCGCCAACAGGGCCGCGTCCATGTGCGTGCCCAGCCACGACGTTCCGTTTGGCGAGTCGACAATCGACTGCGGGTAGGCCATGTACTGCAACTCCATGACCCACTGTGCGTTTGGGGTCGGTGCCAGAATGGCCCGCAGGTCGATACCGGTCTGCTGCTGGCCGAACAGTGCGTAGTAGCGCGGCACGCCCTCCACCGCCGGATCGGGGTAGGCCTGCCGGATGAACGACACGTCCTTGTTGAGCAGGAAATCGTACAGCCCACCATCTCCGATGACCGCCAGATGAAACGCCGCCAGGAAGTCTGCCGGCAGGGCCAAGTACGGATCGCCCCGTTCGGTGGTGAGCAGCTCGGTCTTCTTGAGCGAGGGGAACTGTACGCTGTTATACAGCCGCTGTTCAGCCTGCCGAATGAACAGGTCGATCTGGTCCTTGGGTGTAAACGTGCCGCCGGCGGCCGTATCTGTGGGCGGAAACGTGTTCTCCATGGTCGCGGAGATCGCCGCGGACAGCTCGTCGTACGTCATGACCTATCAACCGTTTTTGACAAAGCGCAGGCCCCGCTTGGCAGCGCCACCGCCGCGGGTGACCATGCCACCCGCAGCCATTTTCTTGTGCATGCGCTGCTCGTGCTCCTTGACCTGCTCCTTGGCGATGGTCTTGACGGCGCGGACTTTTTGAGCGTCCTCCGCCTTCTCCTTACGCATGCTCTCAGGCTTCTCGAACATCATCTTCGGCTTCATGGGGCGGTTCCTTCGGTACACGGTGGTGGGATTATCGCCGGCTGCATCAAAGCCAGCAAGGTCTCTGCGGTGATGATGCCCCTGGGACGCTCCAGCGTGCGCATGTGCCAACACAGCTCGAAGCAGTAGTCGCGGTGTCGATCAGAGCCAGGGATGCCGACAAAAGGCAGCAGGCCGATCCAGTCGTACTCGAAGCCCTCGCGCTGGCGGAAGATCCGAGCAGCCTCGATGTCATTCCCGCCGAATTCGCGCAGCTCCCAGCGGCTGGGCGTCCACTCCCCAGGCGGCAGGCAGTGCACACCCCTGCGGGCAGTGCTGTGGAACAGCCAACCGTCGATCACGATCCCGCCGTGCGGGTAGGCCGTGACCAGCCGCGCCTTGATGACGTTGTGCGTGGCTACGTCCAGCCAGTTGGCGTCAGAAGCGGGTTGGGTGCGAAGGGCCAGGAGCATGGTCAGGCCTCGTAGATCGGCGGCCAGCCGCTGGTGATGTCGATGGACTCGGGAGCGGTAGATGCTTCGATCTGGGCACGAAGCTGCTCACCTCGTGCAAACGCCAGAGCGTCCAGAACCTCAATGGCGGCGGCGATGCCTTGCGCCAGAGCGATGGTCATGGGCACCAAGCCGTTGTCGTAGGTCTTCCAGTAGATGTCTTGACCGACGACCGTGAGCATGTCGGTGGGCTGCCCACCAGCGGCCAACGCGGCAGCGGCTTTCTGGTCCAGGCGCAGGAACTGGATGCGGCTGTCTGGGTCGGTCTGGAGCCAGTGACCGGACACCAGCACCCCGCCCTCGGTGCGGCGCTTGCGTTCAGCTTTGACTTGTTCCCACAAAGTCGAGCGTGCTGCATCAATCTCGGTAGCGGTCTTATCCTGCACCGTCCAAGCTGTCTCCCAGCGGTTGAGGTCAGCGTTGTAGGTGCAGCCGTTCGGCTCTGCGACTTGTGTTAACGGGTCGTACTGTGCGCCAACACTGACGACCGGGAACACGTTGTAGGACGCGAGCAGTTCGACCGAAGGGTTCTTCGGGAAACTGGTCTGCGGATTGTCTTTTCTCAGATCGCCGATTGAATAGGGGAATTTCTCGACGGTCTGATTGGGTGCTAATATGTACATGATTGTTTTCCTTTATGTTAGACAGGACGCAAAGCAAGCGTTGCTGCTGCCCATGAAGCAAGCGTTGAGTTAAGACCAGAGTCAGTAAATCGTGCCGGGTTAAATGCACCTGAAGTCCACTTGTAATATCCTGCACCGACGGTAACGTCGTAGCTGTCATCTTGACCCACAGAGCGAAAAGCAGTCAAGTCAGAACTGGAATACACAGCGGAACCTCCATTGTGCCCACCAGCACCACCAGCGACAATCAACGCGCCGTCTGTTGCTGGCGTAATAGCCGGTGGGCTTGCTCTCCCGTCGTTATCACCTGTTGCCGTTGCAGTGGTTACATCAAACGGAAGTGCAGTATCAACACCCCTAAATACCTGAACAACCACCGCACCGGCGTCAGATGTGTGTACCGTCCCGCCCGTTAGCACAAACGTACTGTCTGGCGTAGATCCCATAACCTTGTAAGCGACAACAAGATTGACGCCACGGGTGTCGTCTGAATACAACTCAGTAATTTCTGTGTACCCAGAGACTACTAAATCTCTATTTTGTTTAGACCCTGTAGCAAACCATACCAATACGAAATCACCTTCAGAGGCAGACGAATCCACCCCACCTGTCAGGTTCCCGCCAAACGTGATCGTCACATCAGATGTGGTGCCAACAAAACCTTCCGTGTACCCACCAACGTATTGAATGCCAGCTGCCGCAGCCGTCGCAGCCCTCAACTTATCTGCCAGCATATCCACTCCTTTCTGCGAAACTTGCTCTATTGGCGTTCGTTTTAATAAAACTCACTTCCATCACGCATCCCCCACACGAGCGCCGTAGATCGTCGTGCCGACTTTCCACAACGCGATGACGGTGTACCCGCTGGTATTGAGCGTCGGAGCACCGCCTCCATTAGTTTTCCAAGTCACGGCCAGACTCGTCCAAGTAATCGTGGCGGCGTCGCCATCATCCACCATCAGCGTGATGGATTGACCTGCCGCCCATGTGCCAGCAGTCGGTGTCGAGTTGCCCGAGAGCGTCCATGTTTGGATGCTGCCGTTCGTGGGCGAGAGCGCCGGGGTCGTGCCGGTGACTGCGAAAACTTCCTCGGTGTAGCCGTCGTTCAGGGTGAGGCCAGAGGCGGTGCCGTTGGTGGCGTCTACCTTACTGCTCGGTGCAATCGCCGCCCAGCTTGTCAGGTCGGCGTCATAGGCCTGCACCGTTGTGCCGATGGCAGCACTGGTCAGGTAGCCCGCCGTGGCGTGGTTCCCCCAACCGTAAGCGGTGTCCCAGTTCGTGATCTGTGTCCCGGTAACCCCGTAAGCAGGTGACGCAACAAACACCGGGTCAGTTTCCGTGTAGCTCGTCAGGTACGTCTCGTTGACAAAAAACCATCCAGAGTCGGTCCACTTGGCGTAGCCGATAGCCTTGCTGATGGCTGGCTCCTTGCCATCCCACTCGGATTGTTTGGCCGTAGTTGGGATCGAGTAGCCCGCATCAAACGTGACGGCCAGCGTACCGGATGACGTGATCGGAGAGCCGGAAACCGCCAGGCCTGTTGGGACGGACAGGCCAACCGATGTGACGGTGCCAGTGTTGGCTGTCGCACCTGGGGCGACCCCATCCAGCTTTGTCTTGTCAGCTGCGGACATGAAGCCATCGGTTGTCGTAGTGGCGGCCGCATGCGCCGTGCCGCCGGCGCCGATGTGCGCCGACAATGTGGCTGCAGAGGCGTAGCCCGCCGTGGCGTGGTTTCCCCAGCCGTAAGCGGTGTCCCACTCGGACTGTTTGGCCGTGGTCGGGATTGCATACCCCGCGGCGTAGGTAACCGCCAGCGTACCGGCGGCGGTCACAGGAGACCCGGCAACCGTCAGCCCCGTCGGAACCGACATACCAACTGACGTGACGGTGCCTACGCCACCACCGTCAGCGCCGTTGTAAACCTGAAACGTAGACGTCGTATCGTCGGTGTACGTGATGGTGTACGTGTCCGTTGTACCAGGGGCGCCGGTTCCAGCCGTACGCACCACAGACACGATGCCGCGCCCATCTCCGCCGTCAAGCCCGGCAGGACCTTGGATAC